GAGCGAAGATCTGGCAGGTGCTGAACGAGGTCGAACCTTCGACACCAACCAAGCCACCCGGACGGCTCACGAATACGGCAGAATTGCCGTACACGAACGAGCGAGTCGTCGAGGCTGCGCCCTTGCGGGACGTAATCTTGACGGAGTCGTCAACGACAACCGACACGCCGAACAGATTCGGTGGGAGGCCGTAACGGCTGAAGATATCGCCACCTTGCAAGAAGGGAAGCGCACCAGCCGCGTAGTTCTTGACGTAGTTGCGGACTTCTTCCGTCTGTGAGAGCAAGTTTGCAATGGTCGGACTAATGACCAAGCAAATGTCTTCGCTACGAACCGCGCCGCCAGTAGCGAGCGAGATGCGCTGAAGAGCGGTCTGGATGCCCTTCTGGATGATGTTGGTGGACGAAGTCGTCCATGCAGCACCAGCGTTGGCGGTTCCGGTTGCGTAGTAGTTACCCGCTGCGGTGAACGAAGTCACGGCTGCGGAGCCAGTCAGCGCGGTAGCCGTTCGCATGGAGCGAGCGGTCATAGCGAGCTGTGCCTTGCTGCGAGCGTGCTGGGCAACGATGTCCCACGCGGCTTGCTTAACCGTCTCGTTCGGAATGTAGAACGGGAAGGCGTAGCGCATCGCGGTGAACGTCACGAAGTCGTGTTGGTTCATCTTGCCGACCGGGCGGTCGTTACCAAGAGGCCAAGCAAATTCGTTCGAGTCAGCCACGCGCACGTTGTCGTCCGAATCAAGACGCAGGTAGTACCCCGTCTGCTGATTGCAGGCAACAATTTGAGCGTAACGGGTGATGGCAAACGAATTCACCGCACGGGTGAACTCAACTTGGAGAGCGCCAGTTGCGAGCGCGTTGGTGGAGGGGACGTAGGTATTTAGACCGCCTCCGACTGTTACATAGGCCATTAGATGACCTCCTTTCGAGTGCTAATTAGGCGATCCCACGGGTGGCTGGGAGGCGGTATGCCCAGAAGATGATGCCATCAGCGGCGGCAGCTTCAAGGGAGACGAACATCGGAATGGTTCCGGTGGTGGCTGCGGTGATTGCCTTGCCTCCGGTCGTTGGCATCAAGCCAATACCAGCGGTAGCGATTGCCGCACCAGCCTCGATCTGCACGCAGTTCGATGGCTGAAGGGAAATCGGGTCAGCGGTAGCCGATGCTGCATGGAGGGTAGCGTCGAATCGACGGGTTGAGCCGTCGGTCACGCCCACAACGTAGTCGGTGACTGCGGTTGCAGGAGCGCCTGCAAAGTTAGTCGTCGACATCTTGCAGATGCGGAAGGGGTTGATGTCAGTAGCGGCAACGAGATTAGGTGAGAATTGAAGCATCTTTTTTCCTTTTAGCCCTTCATCCGGGCGTTGATTGCCTTGGCAAACTCTTCAGGCTTGCCAGCAAATTGCTTGACGAGTGAGCCAACGTCACCAATGTCCATGCCACGCGGCAGGGCTGCTCGGCTCATATCAATCTTGGTTCCGATTGGGTCGCGGGCGAACAAGTCGCGCCATGACTCAAGGAGAGCAACTGGGTTACGGGAGGCCTGCAACTGACCAACAAGCGCCTCGCGCTGTGAGTCTGGGATGCGGTAGCCCTCCTGCTCCATGATCTCCACTTCGCGCTCAAACTTCTCGCGCTTCAACTCGGCTTCAAGACGGGCGAACCGCGACTTGAGGCGAGCGTTTTCCGAACGAAGAGCGTAGGTCGAACGACGGCTGGCAATGACGGATTCGTCTTCCATTTCGTCTTCTTCGCCTGCCTCAACGTCATGGCTCTCGATGTCGATGTGGACTTGGCCGTCTTCCTCGGCCATCTCGTCCTTCATCTCATCGTCGTCCGCAGCCATCTCGTCCTTATCGTCCGAGTCGTCTGCGAACTTCTTCTTCATCATGTCCGAGAGTTCGGAGATGGCGCACTTCATCGCCTCCAACTCTTCGCGCATATCGCTGCTGGATGCCATGCTGGCCTCCTCCTTGGTAGTCGTCGGGACAAAGGTATTGAGTCCGCCACCAGCCCCGACGAGGTCATGGTTGGACTTTGAACAAGTGATCTTCTCGCCCTTGCGGGTGAAATGGGTGTCCGGGAGGGGGCGGCGTGGGGTTTCACGCCCGAGCAGCGCCACCTCGGATAGGTGGTTTGAGCCTGACCAGATCTCAGCCGACCGACGCGGGAAGGCGTTGGTGGCAATGAAGCGGTCGAAAATATCGCGGTTGACTTCCATGTCGCCCACAATGTACCCAATTCCATCGCGTTCTTCGTAGGAAATTGTGGGGAATCGACCGACAGCAGACTTCGGTTCCTTGCCGTCCTTCTCGTGCATGATGACGAGGCGAGGGAACGAGCCGCGAGCCATGTGCTTGCGCGTACTAGCGACGATGTCCTTAAGGCGCTTGTTGTTGAACCGCTTGAGTTCCGGGTCATCCTCGCCATCTATGGTTGGGTCGAATGCCATGAACAGTTCAACGCGCTCAATCATGACCTTGTCGCCATCCTCGGCGACTGTGTGGGATGTCTTTGCGTTCACGGTCTTCTCCTCTTTGCGGTCGAGTTCCTTGTCCTTGCGCTCTGCCCAAGCCTTCCCAGCATCGCCGCCCCACAGGAGCCAAGCGATATACCCGGCGGAGTCCTTGCCCCAGCCTTCGCCCTGCTTGTCAACCTCGTGGCGAGCGAAGTACGACACCATGCGGCGCACGGTTTCGGGCGACAGGTTCGCCCGGTTCTTGATGTCACGCGCCCGGGCTACGCCGATCTCCGTGCCACCGCGACCATGCTTTTCCCGCAGCTCTAGGCCACGGGCAGCATTCGATGCCATCTCGGTAGTCGGCTTCAGGTCGATCATGCGGTTAGCCCTTGGCTCATATCATTACCAGCGTTCCATCCACAAGGAAAGTATGGAAGGTGAAACCGCCGGATTGTGTTGTCGTGTTTGTTGCGCCAGTAACGGAGCCAACTGGCGTGCCGGAATAGCGCACAATAACAATGCCGCTACCACCTGCGCCGCCAATAGTGGTTCCTGCGATTGTTGGAACTCCCGCCCCACCACCGCCGCCGCCTGTATTTGCTGTACCTGCTGTTCCGGTTGTTGCGGTTGATCTTCCCCCCGCACCGCCGCCGCCTGCTCCGCCTGCTGGAGACGCAGCACTTGTAGAACCACCGCCGCCGCCGCCTGCATAGGTTGTGCTGAAGTAGGTAGCACCCGCGCCGCCAACCGCGCTGCTTGAGTTTCCGTCTGTACCAACGGCGCTCGCACCGCCGCCGCCTGCGCCACGGTACGGGCCGCCATCCGCGCCCGAATTTCCTCCGGCAAATCCTTGTCCCGACGTACCAGACCCTGCCGTTGAACCGGGATAACCACTACTACCGCCGCCCGATCCGCCACTTGTTCCCGGCAATCCCGCACTTCCACCATAGCCGCCACGACCACCGCCAACAGCGGTTGTCAAGCCCAACCCCGATACAGACGAGTTTGAACCGCTCGTTGGAGCAGTAACAGGCCCAATACCACCAATGCCGCCTACGCCAATGGTTACGTTGTAGGTGGTCGTTCGTGCAAGCGTCACCCCGGTTGTGTAAACCAATCCACCCGCACCGCCACCGCCAGCGCCGTATTGATTAAAGGTAGCTCCGCCACCGCCGCCGCCGCCTGCAACCACCAGTATGTCAGCACTAGTTGAAATGCTTAAATCGGTTAGCCCTTGAATTTGACCGTCACTCAGACGCGCAGGGAAATACTTGAGCGACTTGATGCTGTTGTTGAGCATGACGGTCGTGTCGGTAATGCTTGTCCCGTTCGTAGACGGGCCGCCAATACTCAACCACGTTGGGGCGGCGCTAAATGCCAGCGTCCCGGTAGCGACCGTGCCGCCGTTCATGCATAAACTTGTAGCCGTGCTGTTGTAACTAAATGCGCCTTTTGTCAATACGTCAGGCGCTAGGCTGTTTGCTGTTGTGACGGTTGCCGCTGCGCCAAAGTCTGCCAGCCGCAGCGTGAGCGCGGAAGCGGTTTGGTACATATGCAAGTGCTTGGTCGTCTGGTCGCTTGTTGCGATTACCGAGCGAGCGGTTGCGGTTGACGGGTCGCCGTACCAGTTGGCAACAAACGTACCCGTTGTTCCGCCCGTGTACCACGAGGTAAAGTTTGATCCGGCAATAATGGCGGTATCAACGGCGCGGGTTACTTGGCTTGAACCCGTAGAAATGTAAGAGCTGCTAATGGTTGTTTCTAGTTGTGCGCCCCATATTTCAATAGCGTCTGCACTTGTCACAATCCGGAATCCAACGCGCTGCGCGGCGGTTGTGGCTGGGAACGAATACCGCACCCATGACGAGGTAATTGCTTGCGTTGTGTAGCTTGTGCCGTTATCTAGCGTGTACTGGATGTTCCCTGTACCCGTTACGCGGCGAAGCCAAACAGACAAGACGCGGGACGCTGATGTCCCGATTGCGGCGCTGCTGATGATTGTGCCGTTTGCCGCGCTTGCGGTAATCCGTAGCGCCGTAGCGTCATTGCGCGGGCTGGTGTTGTTGGTGCTTGTGCGCGTGAGGTTCGTGTCAGCCCAGTTGTTATTCGTTCCACCCGTTGTAGCGAATGTCTCGCTCCAATTCAGGAGATTGGTTGCTGGGCCTTCAAGGAGCAATCCTTTGGCTACAAGCGTTGTCGGATCAAAGTCAAAGCGGGGCGCTTGAGCCGTTGCAACGGTTTCAACGTAGCCAAGGCTATTGATGAAGGTAGCAAGCGCCGTAGCGTCTGCACGGCTGAACGTAATGCGCGAGTCAATCGTTCCACCCATCGCCGTGAAGTCAAGGGTCAGCGTCGAGCCGTCACCAGCGCGACCCATCAACTTGCTCGCGTAGGACGAGCCGTTGACCCTTGACATCCTTGGACGGTTTGCTCGATTCATTTACAGGTTAGACCAGAAGGTTCCCATGTCAGGCGTGCCGCTCGACTTGAATTGCGCGGTGACGTAAGAAGCCCCGGCAACGTCAACCATCGCGTAGGCGGGTTCCACGTTTGCGCCTGCTGCCGTAGCGGGCGAGTACAGATTGGCCGCAGGGGTTCCACCCACTTGCGTGATGCCTGAGAAGGTGCGCGTGTTCGCCACGTCAAGCGTGTAGTTCGGCACGGTTCCGCTGGTGAATGTCAGCGTGAAGTCCGCGAGGACGGTCGGCATATACCAGAAGCTCGTCCCGGCGGCATCGAGGTACTTGCGCCAGCCAAGGAGCCGCATACCGATGCTGGTCTGCGCGGTGGTCGCGGATACAAGAAACGGCATGACGTACAGGAGCGAAGGGTTCGTCCCGCTCACCGATGCCGTGTTGATGTCCCACAAGAGGGCGGTTCCCGTTGTGCTGGTCGGCGCAGCGTTGAGCAGAACGGCCTGCGCTGCGGTGTAGGTTGCAGGGACGGTAGCAACCGTGACCTTGCGGAAGTTCTCTTGGGCGGTGTTGATTACGGGCATTTACAGTTCTCCTCTGCGCTTCATGTCGAGCGCGATTGCGACCGCTTGGTCTTGTGGCTTGCCTTCTTTGATGAGCTTGGCGATCTTCGCGCCGACGGCTGGGTCAGCGGCGGACATGATCTTCAGCCCTGCCTTCTGCTCCTCGGTCTGCTCGCGGGTCATGGTTGTCTTCGTGCCGGGGCGGGCGTTATAACGCCAACTGTCATTTTCATATCCGCCGAGCGATTTAATTAACTGCTTGACCTTTGTAGACGCAGTCAAATCAGTCGGTTCCATTGGCCCATATTGCCGGGTAACCGTGCCGCTGTACATTCCATTTGGAGATACGCGACCCAAGGTAACTGTTGCTTTTAATGACTTTGCAAGTTGCTTCAGCTGTGCAATTCTTTCTTTCATTACGTCAGTAAAACCAACAGTCCAATCGCCTAAACCTTTCATGCCTCCAAACTCGTCCTTCGCGCCGGGGCGGGAGGATTTCGTACTACGGTTGTAATCAACCGTCACCTGTCCAACATCCCGAGCAGCCCCGCCGTCATACGCTGGGTGTCGTCCTTCTTCTGAAGTAATTGCGGATGGCGAAAGATTCATGCTTGCCGCAACGCTGCGAAGCTTTGATGCTAATTGCGTTGCCTTGCCTTTTTGGTCGTAAAACCAAAGCATTACGGTATTAGGTCTGATATTGACCTTTGCCATATCAGGGTAATACCCGAGCTTCTTTGTCCAAGCCTTTAATTCTTGCTCGGCTTCGTCAATTTGAGGGGCAAACTTCGCCTTCGCGCCGGAGCGGGAGAACTTAGCGCCGGGATACTTGGATTTGAGTTTCGCCGCTAGGTTCTTATAAAGCGAGTATTGCTCGTCGTTAAGATCAGAAGGCAAATGACCCGCTGCCCGAACCTTTCGCAAGATGTCCTTTGCGTGAGCAATCTCGCTTGACGAGCCAACAAATTCGGCAAGCAAAACAACGTTTTCGCTGTGGTAATTGTTGTTCTCGTTTTCCTTGTACTTGACAAGGAAGTTAGCCAGCGCGGGGTCGTTATTTGCAAACGCCGTCTTCGCGCCGTTGCCAGCAGCAAATCCAAGACGGGCGGCAATTTCATTGCGTGTGTTGCTCATGTCGTGCATCGTAGCGATCTCCCTTGCGATTTATTTATGCGTTTACGAAACCGGGGTCAGGAACTTGGCGCGTGTCCACTAGCCGTTGACGCGCTCCGTTGTGCTTGGCAATAGCGGCTGGGTCTATCGTCCCGTTTGGGCGCGTCCATCGCTCGCGCATCGCCTCGGCGGCAGGGACAGGAATAATCGCGCAGCGGCAGTTGAACCCAAGCGGCGGGGCAATCCCAAGGCGGTCGAAGTCTGCCATCGTCCCGACGTAGCCGTCAAAGGCTCGATGTGTGTCCCGGGTGCGCGGGTCTTTGGTGGCGCTGAATTGCACTAGCGGGACGAAAGCCTGCACCCGCTCGTCGCGGAGGACTTCGGCGCTTCCCTCGGTCATGGCGCGGTTGGTGTTCGTCCGCAGGACGGTTTCAAGGCGGGAGGACGTTAGCCCTGTCCCGGTCATCAGTTGGGCGGTGGTTACGAAGTCGCCAAGGTTCATGGTCTTGATGAGCTTGCCGACCACGCTCTTGGTCGGGCGCTCCTCGATGACCTGCGCGATCAGTTCCTGCACCATGCGCGTCTGGGCGGGGTTCATGGCGGTGACAAAAAAGGTGGTATCGACAATCCGCTTGACCCGGGAGATAGCGCCCTGCGGCCCTCGTGTAACACCGCGTAACAACGAATCGAGAATCGGGGACTGTTTGCGGAGGTCGGGAAGGGCGTTTTCGCGCTCGTGATCGGTCACGTCCCCGGCGCTAGCGGCTGCTGCCTTGATGAGCAGTTCCCAGTCGGCGCGGGAGATTGGGACGCGCTTCCTGAACCAACCCGTGATCGGAGCCATCCATTTTGTCCCGAAGCCCTCAAGGGAGATCGGAACGTCCCGGTCGAACTTGACCGCGTCCCCATCGTCGAGCATTCCTTCGATAGCCCCGTCCGGGATCTTGGCGGTGTCTACCGTGTCCCGCGCCCCGAACAACCACGATGCCATCAGGAGCGCCGCCGTTGCCTCGTGGAACTCCGCCCACGCGGCGAGGGCATCTTCGCCCCTGACCTGAGCCGCGACCGCACGGCGGTACGCCTGCTGCGACTGGCGCAGGACTTTGCGGAGGTGCTTGTCGAGTTCGGCTTTGGTCATCGCTTGCGCTTGCGGACGGCGGCTACCTTCGGCGCTTCAGGGGCTGGCTCGTCGCCCTCGCTCTCGTTGCCCTGCCCGAGCATGGCGGAGAGCGGGTTGCTTGACGCGCCCGCGCTGCCTGCGGCTTGACCGCCGAGGACGGATTCCCCGTCTTCTGGGTCGGACAGACCGAGGAGGTCGCGGACTTCGCGCTCGCTGACGCGGCCACCCATCGAAATAAACGTCTGAATCGCTTCTAGACGCTCCTTGGGGTTCGGGCGCTCTGGGGCGAAGACGAACCGAATGCGGCGAGCATCCTCTTCGGAGGCTCCCAGCATCCCGGCAATGATGCGGACAAGGTCGGTGGTCAGACTCTCCGCAAGGCAATCCGCGTGATAGCGGATTACGCGGGAAAGGGTATCGGCGTGGAGGTCGGCAACGCCTGACCCCATACCCGTCCCGCCAGCCTCGCTCGAGAGCGACTGACCGAGGATCGCTTCCTTGAGTTTGCCCGAGAGCCAGTTGACCAAATCCATGAAGATCTGGGCGCGGCCACCGTTCGCGTCCTTGATGTCGATGTCGTACATGGACTCGGTCGGCGAAATGCGGGGCAAAACGACCGAGTTGTCGTTGACGAGATTCTGGAGAATCGTCATCATCTCGCTCTTGGCGGCATCGTTCCCGGCTGGGTAGTACCCAACGCGGATGCCGAGGGCGTACCGCTCCACATAAGCGGCGGCGTTCTGTAGGACTTCCTGCTTCAAGAGCCAGATGTACCAGCAGACATCTCGCGCACCTACGCCACGGTAAACCGTCTCAGCGCTGTTCGGGTCGATGAAGTTAGGCGCGGTCGTGAAGACGCGGTGCAGGACAATGGCGCGGCGTTCGTTGTCGTCGAACAGGTGGACGAGCGAGTCAAAGCCGAGGTCGGTGATCGAGGCTTGATTGATATAGGCGCTACCAACGCGCATCGCCACGTTCCCGGTCTGGTCAAAGGCGAGGGTATCGGAGGCGAGCGGGAGCCATTCGCGGATGCGTACCCCAAGGCGCGGGTCGCGGTCGTAGACCACGTTCACGGCGCTGCACCCGTACCAGACGGCTTCGTGCAGGGAGCGGAACATATCGCTACGGCGCGGGGCTGCTCCGATGATCTCAGCAATGCGCTCGGCGAGCTTGACGAGGCGCGGGTCTGATTCGTCGTCAGAAAGCACGTTCCACTCCAACCCGGCAAGCGTCACGAGCAGGGAGCGCAGCACGCCCTCAATGTCCGCGTCTGCCCGCATCATCGCCTGATAGTTCGGGTCGAGGCGGTACGCAAGGCTGGAGTTCCGCAGCATCAGGCTGGCGGTACGGAAGAACGTCCGCTGCACTTCCACGGGCATGGCGAGCGGCCCGGTCAGTCCACGATCAATCGGAGGCGGTAGCGGCTTGCGCGGTCGCTTGGTTGGTGGCAATCCTGCGCCGGGGATCGACTGACGTTGCGAGAGCGGGTTGTTGATCGGGTCGGGCATTGCTTAATCCGGGAGTTTGTTGAGTGGTGGAAGCCCGCGCTGCTTGCGCTCTCGATTCACCATGCTGAGGGCTTGTTTGTTGGAGCGTGCAATGTCGGCAGCGCGTTTAGCCTCTGGGGTGTTCTGCGCTGCACGCTTCTCGCGCATAGTACGCATTGCGGCTTCGCTTGCCTTGGCAGCGGCTTCATGCTGCTTGCGTAGGGTTTCCACGTCCTGCTTTGCCTTGTCGAGTTGACCTTCAAGGGCGCGGATGGTCTTCGCCTTTTCAGGCAACCCGCCAGCGCGTGCCTGTGGGCCTTGCCGCTTCACTTCGGCGAGTTCGGCTTCCTTCTTGCGAATGGTGTCCGCCGCCTTTTTTGCCTCCCGCGCATCGCGTTGGTCGTACTGGCGGGTAATGTCGGAGCGGGTTTCCGATAGCCATTGCTCCGTGAACGACTTCCCAGCCGCCTTGGCGCGGTCTTCAATGCCGCGCACGGTGTCGCTTGGCTTCGATGACGAACCGCCACCGCCGCCGCCTTCAGCTCCGCAGGTGTTGCCGGGTTTGAATCCGCCCTTACCAATACCGCAGTTGCTATCGAACCTCGACCGCTGCATCAAGGCTTTGATCTGGTCTACCGTCATGCGCTTGACAACGCCGTTCGGCTGCTTCACCTCGTAGGAGGTTTGCCACGTTGGCGGGTTGGTCTGCCCGCTGCGGAAGTCAAGCGTATACCCAAGGCGCTTGAGCGCTGCTTCGGCTTGGTCGATGGTCAGCTTGCGCTTGCTTGTCGGCAGGGCGAAGATACCCAGTCGGCGCATGATGTCCTTGCGTTGGCTCACGCCTTCGCCTTCACGCCGGGGCGGGAACCAAGCCAAACGCCAGTCGCCCTATTTAATGACCCACTACTGCCCGCTTCGTCTCGGATGACATCTTTCAACTCTTGAATTGTCCATTGAAGATTTGCGTCATCTGGATTGCGAATTGCTTCCTCTGTGCTTTTGACTATCTCGTTGATCCGGGCAAGCAATCGCTTGTGGAATTGCTCAAGCCCCTCGTTAGGAACAATTTTCTTCAGTTTTGAAACCATGCGCTTGGCGATCATGTTTACTGAAATTGAGTCTGTGCCAAACTTTGCCTTCACGCCCGGGCGTGCGGCCTTCTTCTTCGGCACGCAGTTAGGGACGGTCTTGCCGTCTTTCTTCTTCGTGCCTACCGCCTCGTAGCCTTCCCAGCACGCTTCGGCAAGGTCGAAATCGGTGGATGCCTTCTTTGCGTTGTGGCGGGCGGCGGTGAAGCCGCTGGTATCAAGCGCCTTGATTGCGGCACGCTTTGCGCGATCTTCCGTTGAGTACGCCCGCATCGTGCCGAGCATATCTTCGGCCTTGCCGATGCCCGTTTCAATGCGCTGCACAACGTATGCGTAATAAGTTCCCGTTGCGTCGCGGGAAATCATCGCGGACTTGTTGCCCTTGCGACCGACTTCCGTAGCAAACTTCGCTTTCGCGCCGGGACGGGAGCCTTTGAATCCTGCAAACGATTTAGGACTACTACCAATACCCCACGCCTTCAAATAAGAAACGATCTCAGCTGGCAATCCATCAACAGTAATAATGAGCGTATCTTGTCCCTCTTTAGGGGAATTCTCTTTGAAGGTGTAGTTGTATTTGTTTGGAATGCCTGCGGCGTTATAGAGGTAGGTCGCAACATTGGAAGGAATAGCCGCGCCGGGAGACAATGTAGGGCTTTTAGATTGTCGATAAGCCCCTGCTACCTTTACGGTCGTTGGGCTTGAAATCCACATTGTGACCCTATGGCGCTCGCTTGAAACATATTTAAGCATTTGCGATATCTGTGGAAGCCAATCTGCCGCGAAAATGTCTTTCACGCCTTGCGCCGCGAATCCCAAACGCTTCTCGATGTCTTGCTTGCTCATGTGGTTCCTTTGTTGAGTAGTCCGCAAGCATCGTACCGATTCAACCGAACATTCTGCGCTTGACTGCGCGAGAATCGAACATCCTGCTCGTGTCGGTCGCCACGGTGACCGCGCCGCCTGAGGTCACCACCGTGCTT